ATTGGAGTTAGATTTGACTTATATAAGTTGGATATGATTCAAAAAGAGCAGAATTTGACTTCTGTTCAACAAGTAGTAAATTATTTTATGGACAATTATGGTGAAAAGCAAGTTAAAAGAGGAGCGCCTTTCAAGAATATGCCTCCTTACAACACAGATAGCCCAAATTTGGCAGATAATGTAAAACCTGTGGAAATATCTGTTGAAACCCATAAAACGCCTCCAATGGGCTTAAAAGGGATAGATTTAACTATTTGGAAGTCTGAGAATTGGAAATAATTTCGTAATTTAGCTAAAAATTAATATTATGTCTGAAGAAAAGTTTTCATATTTTGTATCATATCTTAAAGATTCTTTTGATCAATCAGTAGTTTGGCATCATCAAACTGATTCTTATGCAGTACATAAAGCTTTAAATAAGTTTTATGATAATATTCTTGATTTAACAGATGGATTAGTAGAAAGCGTTAGTGGAATTTATGGTAGACCTATTGATTATCAAATTGATAATCCAATAAATTATAAAAATACAGAACAAGTTGTAAAATATTTTAAAAAAATGTATGATACTATTCAAGAAGAAAGAAAAGAAATTTATCAAGAAACTTGGGTTCAAAATCAAGTAGATGAGATAGCTGCTTTATTTGGAAGAACATTATATTTACTTAGTTTAAAATAAAATTAAATGAAAAATAAATTAAAAATGATGAAAAGAGCAGATGGCTCTTATTCTCCTCGTGGTCTTTGGGACAATATTCGCGCTGCTGCTGGTTCTGGGAAAAAACCTACTCCTGAAATGCTAAAGCAAGAAAAGAAAATTAAAGCACAAGAAAAAAAATAATTATGTCATTATCAATAATGCAAAAGTATCCATCTTTTGAAGATTATTATAAAATGGTACCTAAAGATAAAAATGATACTCTTAATTATAATTTAAGAGGATTTTATGAATCTGATCCTAAAAAAGCAATGGAATTTATTAAACCGGATACTCATGCTCCAGATAGATTTAAATTACCTAATCACCCAACTTTTAGCGATGAATCTATGTATCACAATGAAAAAACAACTGGTGGTAAATGGGCATTTGAAAATGGCAAAGATGTATTTTATGCATCTCCATTTAATATAAAAAGTGCAGGTGGAGCTGATAAACTTCAAAAGTATTTTAATGAAAAGGAACCTAATTCTAAATTAATTATACCTAAATAAAAATAATTATGGCATCTGAAGCTTGGGAAAAAAAAGAAGGTAAAAATCCAGCAGGAGGGTTAAACCAAAAAGGTCGTGATTCATATAATCATGCTCATGGTGGTCATTTAAAAGCTCCTGTTAAGGGTGGTGTTAATCCTCGTAGAGTTTCTTTTGCAGCAAGATTTGCCGGTATGATGGGTGCTATGAAAAAACCAAATGGTGAACCAACAAGGAAAGCTTTAGCTTTAAAAGCTTGGGGCTTTGGTAGCGTTGAAGCTGCTCGTAAATTTGCTAATGCACATAAAAAATCATAAATGAAAAAAATATTATTATTCTTATTGGTAGTCATAGTATTAACTTTTGTAGCCTACTTGGTTAATGAAAGTTATGTATCAAAAGCTCACGAAAGAGCATTGGTTATTGTTAAAGGTAAATTTGCATTTTGTGGCGCATCAGAAGCAAAGCCAACAGGTAAAACAATAATGGTTGAAGGTAAAAGATTTCGTGAAGGAGTAGCCGCCTGCCCTGTAATGGATGGTTTTTCTATTGCAAATAATATTTTAGTACCTGACCCCACAATTACACCGGATAGCACAGATAAAACCGTATGGTCTTATTTTTGGTATTACGATTCAGTTCCACAAGCTCCAACTTGGAAAAATTTGCCTACAATAAATCGAACATTCACAATTGCAAAAACACCAGATAGTAGCATGAGTAATATGTGGTGTATGCCTTGTAAAATATTACCACAAAGAGTCAATGGCGTAACTATTGCTGAATGCTTTGGTCCGCTTAATGAATTAGCGTTCCCAATGCGTAGAGCACTTAGGGCTCGTGTTGGCGAAACTTCTGTAACACAAGCTCCAATAGGTGCAACATATCCAGTTGGAACAATTATACCTAAGCAGTAGGCGGTTCTAATATTGCTTTACCTGCATCTGTCAAAGGGCGTGCGTATATTCTTAATTTCTTTCCTGTATTTGGGCACACAAAAGTAACTCCTGCATCTAAGTATGCTTTGATTACTAATTCTATTGCACCATCTGCATCTGGACTTGCTCCAATTACATGAGGTTCATCATAATCAAATTGCATACAAAAATCGCAACCGTCTAATGGTTGTTTGCCTTCTGGTATATTTGGTTTTTTCTTTGCCATACTATTTATTTTAATTTTTTGGTGCATTTTTCCATTCATAGATAATCCATATCCATAAAATACATAAAATTGTAATTGCTATTTTCATTTATTAAAGTTTTTATGAATGTTTTCAATATCTACTAAATATTCTCTTGCTCTAATTACTTTTTGCTCAATTCGCAAAATATCATCTTCATTTCTACTAACGTTGTACATTAGTATTCTTTCTTCCATTGGTATATCATCAAATGTCATGTTAAATTCTATTTTCATTGCCTCTTGGATAAATTCTGGGCTTTCTTCTGAGATTACATCCATTTTTTTAAGCAAATAATATTTCTCTTGTTGAATAATATTGTCTGGAGTGTTGACAAGACAATAGGCAATAGTAGCTTTATTTTTACCAGTAAGCCACATATAACTTTGCATTTGCCAATAATACAAATTATCAAGCTTATCTGGCAGGTTACCCAAAAATGTCCATAGGTCATAGCTAGATTTAATATCAATAATACCATCATCAATAATATCTGGCATGCCTGTTATGTATTTATTTGAAAATCTTTCCGTATTTTTAGTAAAAGGTTTCTTTAGATACATAGACAATAAATCAATAGAATCTTGTTCTGCTTCTATACCCTTTTTCATTTGCTTTGTTTGAATATCTCTCCTTCTATTATACTTTTCAGAAATATAAACATCTAGCAAATGTTTTTGTGCTGTCTTAGAAAGTAATCCAGCTTCTTTATCAGCTTTGGTTACAGGCTCCGTCATCAAATATCCCACAGAGCTTGCTCTGATTAGGGTTTCATTAAAATTTATCATAGTTAAAATAGTTTTCCTTGTTGATCAAAATAATCAGAAGTTAGATTAAAGTTTTTCTTCATGGCATTATAGGTTTCAAACCATGCTCTAGCTTGTGACTTTGCCATACGTTCAATTCTTTCGCAATACTCGATAGCTTCTTGTCTATTTTTCATTATCCAATATCCATTACTGTCAGACAAAATCATATAACCTTTTTTAATTCTTAAATCTCTGATTACTTGCCTTATCTTTCTTAATGTAGATTCCGTTCTATCTACCTCGTGTATTGGATGACTACCTAACCATCTTTCTGAATTAGCAATTTCTTGTTGGGTTATTCTATGGTTAGCACTTGAAATTAAATTTAAAATACATTGCTCATCGTCTGTAAGTAGCATGGTTAAAATAATTTAAGCTTAGCATTATAAGATTCTAAAACTTCTGGGTTGCTTTTAGCCATTAATTCCCAAGCTTTTAATTCATGCCTTGTTTTGCAAGCATTAATAAACTCAATGGTTTTTTGAGCTAAAGTTTGTTTAGATTGAGTTGGTATAACCTCATCTGGAACTTCTTGATAAAAATCACCTAGTTCTTTTAATCTTTTTACATTTTGAGAATGGTATTCTTCTACCATTTCTCTTGCGATGTCTAATGCTTTTGTAGCAGATTCGCCTTGGTTAATGGCAAATTCAACACCAATTTTTTCAGAAGAATAGTTGCCTAAGTTAAATGTTCTTTGGTAAACAATAGTTTGTATATGCATAGTGGTTTATTTTATTCTGTTAACAATAGTTGCGTTTTCAGTAGCTGTAATTTTAAACATTTTGTTTTTATGAATTTCTTTTTTCTTTAAATTAGATACCATTACCATTACAGAAGTATATGGATTATCTAACCTAAGATGCTCACCTAATTTTAGATCGGCTACTTTACTAGAAACCGAATCCGGGGAAATGTTTCGTGCCATATTGTTGTTTTAGCACAAAATTAATTTAATTAATTTAATTAAAAAAATAAATTTAATTAAATTTTGTATATTTGTATTGCATAGGCAAGTTTAATAGTTTTAGAAATTACGCCCTTACGTTTTTACGTTGAGGGCTTTTTTTGTCAAGTTATAGCTTTACGACAAGGGGAGGTCTAGTCAATCCCTAGCTTTACTTTATGCCTTAAAAGTAACATAACAATACCTATATGTTACTTAAATGACACATTGTACAATGTTCACGAATCCGTGAAAGGTTTAAAAATGTGAACACTTGCGTAGTATGACTACTAACAATTAACAAATTTTGTCACAATTATTTAAAAATCTGTGACATATATACTCCTAATTATGTTACAACATTTTACATATTATACCCTAACTATTTAACATATTGTGTAAAATATGCATGAATAATTTGGAAAAATTCATGCAAATGTTACCAATTTGGTTACGTTAACAATATGGTTAAAGTTTGCTAATAGAGAACTTATCAATCACAAAAGTTGCTTTATTAGACAACTTTGAGCCGTATATGATTGATAATCGGCTCATTTATGAGCTATAAAAAACCCCTGCTTTTTACACAGGGGCTAAAACTACTAAATCTACAAACTATGATAACCACCGTAAAAATACAAATTATTTTTCAATAAATTTCTTTTTTACCAAGTTTAACTTTGCCCTATATTCTAGGATCAAACCTTTTAGCTCATCTTTTGTAGGTTTTGCTGTTTGTCTAGCTGTTTCTCTTAGGTATTCAACTAAAGCTCCATTTTCTTCATGTAATTTATATTCAAATTCTTCTATATTACCAGTTTTAAAGTAATTACACTCCATACATTGTGGTCTGCAATTTTGTTCTAACCATCTAGTGCTTAAATTAGATCTACCCATAAAATGACCGCATTGTATTTCTGCAATAGTGTGTTTTTTACCGCAAGTATAACATTCAACGATGCCAGTTTTATCCGAATATCTATTTCTAATGTATTGGCTAAACACATGATCAAGGTCTTGTACAAGATTTTGGAAACTCTCTGTGTCATCTTCAAATTCTTCCATTCTTTTTTGAGTAGATTGAACGGTAGCGCATTGCTTACACATCTTTTTAGAAAACCAATAATCAATGTTACCACAATTAATACAACGCTTTTTCTTTGTTATTATTGTACTATTATATGCCATTATTTATTAATTAATTTGTAATATAAAATTTTAAGTAATTCCCAAATAGCTATTGTAAGTATTATTATCATAGGTTATTTGTTTTGGTTATAATACAGCAAAGTTAATTAAATTAATTATTAAACAAAAAAATATTTTGCAATTTGAAATAATATATTTTACTTTGTGCAACAATCACAAAAATTTATGGAAAAAACCGAACCACAAGATGTAAGAGATGCTATACTATTGCATCTCGAGCAAATTGAAAGACCGTTATCTTGGTTATCTGATAAAGCAGATATACCCTACCCAACTCTTTATTCAGTTCTCAAACAGCGAACTTTCGCTATGTCAGATAGAAATATTGGCAAAATAAACAGAGTTTTAGATACCGATTTTATTAATTATTAAGCATATAACATGCCAAAAGATACATTCTATTTCTCGCATGATTATAATGCTAGAAACGATGAAAAGATTAAAATGCTCATAAGAAAACATGGGATGGTAGGTTATGGTGTTTTTTGGGCTATAGTAGAAGATTTATATAATAATGCGAACGCATTGCGAACGGATTACGATGGTATTGCATATGATTTAAGATTGCATAGCAACATTATAAAAAGTGTTGTAAATGATTTTAATTTATTTGAAATAAATGGAGATTATTTTGGTAGTTCTTCTGTGCAAGAGAGGTTAGACCAAAGAAATGAGAAAAGTCTAAGTGCAAGAAAGTCAGCAAGTTATAGGTGGAATAAAAAAGAAGAAAATGCGAACGCATTGCAAACGCTATCCGAAGGCAATGCTATAAAGGAAAGGAAAGGAAAGGAAATAAAAGGAAAGGAAATAAAGAATACACTGCCGTCCCTTCAAGAATTTTTGGAATATTGCAAGAAAAACCTTGAGCAAAATAAATTTATTTACACCGAGTATGAATATTCTTTAAAATCAAAATATGATACTTGGGTGTCAAATGGCTGGAAAGATGGGCATAATAAACAAATCAAAGACTGGAAGGGTAAAATTCGCAACACTATACCATTTTTAAGACCAATACAGACACTTTCTAATAAAAATGGAGGGAAGTATCAAAACGAATTAGAAACCGCCAGAAACGCTTTTAAACCAATTTCTGAATAATGATAACAATTTTTAAAAACATTTTTTCTAAGGAACCAAATTACATTTCTGTTGAAGCCGCGTTAAAAAGAATACAAGAAGGTAAAAGTAAATCAACCGTATCTGAAATTAGAGCTACAATTGATAAAGAGAAGGCAAATAAGATAAAACTTAATCTTCCTTCAGTGTGTTTTAGTGGTAAATTTGGAGCAGATAGGACTGATGCTCAATTAATTATGCATAGTGGGTACATAGTTTTAGATTTTGACAATGTATTTGAGATTAGAGAAAAGCAAAATGAAATTATTTCTAATCAATTTGTGTATGCTTGTTGGGTTAGCCCTTCTGGTAATGGATTAAAAGCTTTAGTAAAAATAGCAAATGGTACAAAACATAGAGAACATTTCCAAGCATTACAAGAAGTTTTCCCAGAGATTGACCGAAGTGGTATTAACCAAAGCAGAGTATGTTACGAGAGTTACGACCCTGAAATTTACATAAACCAAAAGGCTGAAGTTTTTAAGAAGATTAAAAAAACCGAAAAAGTTGTTGTTTATGAGAAAAATGATGATGACCATAAGATATTTAAAAATGTTTTGACTTGGTTATCAAATAAAAACGAGGCTTTTGTAACAGGGGAAAGAAATAATTTTATATTTAAATTAGCATCAGCTTGTTGCCGTTTTGGTATAAACGAAACTGCGGCAAATTCTATGATTCATATGGAATTTATTACAAATTCTGAGTTTACAAAGAGTGAAGCAGATAGGGCAATACGTTCTGCGTATAAAGCTAATTCAGGTAATTTTGGTAGTGCATCATTTGATAAAGAAATATTAGTTGATAAGGTTTCTAGGAAGGAAATTGAAGTAGAAAAAGCTGTATTTGATGAAGGATTAAAACTTAAAGATGTTATTTATGGAATTGATGTGAAAGAACAAGCTTTAAGAATTTATGATGAAGGGTATGCTAAAGTAGATGGTATTGGGGTGCCGGATTTGGATGATAAATTTAAGCCAAAGAGAGGTGAGATTACAGTTCTTACGGGTATTGGTAACTATGGCAAATCTTCATTCAAAAAATGGTATCAAGCAATGCGTATCATGTTGTATGGAGAAAAGTTTGCTACATTTTCACCAGAAGATAATCCCCCAGAAGAATATTACCATGACTTTGTAGAGATTATTTTAGGATGCGATTGTAGTCCTGCAAATCCACATAGACCATCTAAACAAGTTTATGAATATGTTTATGATTTAGTTTGTAAGCATATCTTTTATGTTTACCCTAAAGATGTATCTCCTACTCCACAATATGTGATGGAAGTATTTTTAGAATTGATAGTAAAAGAGAATGTTGATGGCGTAGATATTGACCCGTTTAACCAATTGACAAACGAATATCAAAAGTTTTCAAGAAGTGATAAATATCTTGAGTGGGTATTGTCTGTATTCTCTAGATTTGCACAAATAAACAATATTTTCTTTTGGATTATTGCTCACCCTGTTAAAATGATTAAAGCTTCTGATGGCAACTATCCATGTCCCGATGTATTTGACTTAACTGATGGTGCAATGTGGAACAATAAGCTAGATAACATTCTTGTTTATCATAGACCATTTGCGCAAACTGATCCAACTAATCCATCTTGTGAATTTCATAGTAAAAAAATCAGAAGGCAAAAGATTGTAGGTAAAAAAGGGTTTATTTTATTTCAAATGTATTTTCAAACTAGAAGATTTTTATTTCATGGTTTAGATTCTTTACAAAAAGTTATAAATGATAAAAATATTATTTTAAGACCCGATGCTTCAGTTCAAAAAACATTTGATAATTGGGTTCCTTATACGGATGACAATGGAAACGAAATTAATTTTTAATAATAAAACAAAACACAATGATTAGAATTTCTGTAATTGGTAGACTTGGGCAAGATGCCACAGTCAACAATGTAAATGGTAAAACTGTAATTAATTTTTCAATGGCGTACAGCGAAAAATTTAAAAATCAACAAGGTGAAGATGTAGATAAAACTACTTGGGTATCTTGTGCTTATTGGACTGATAAAACAAATGTATCAAATTATCTTAAAAAAGGTACTTTGATTTATATGGAAGGCAAGCCAGAAGCCAAGACATATCTTAATGATAAGACAAAAGAAACGGTGGCACAGCTACATGCTAGGGTTACAAGTTTACAATTATTATCAAGTAATAAACCAGAAGAAAACCAATTTTAATGATAGTACAAACAATTCATGAAATATTAAATCCTTTTGATGTAGAAACGCCATTGGGGTACGGGGTGGCAATTTTTATGATTGCTGGTTCTATACATTCTAATCCTCAATTTATAGTTAAAATATATAAATCTGGTGATGTAAGATGTATTGACCAAAATGATATAAAAATATATGGCAACCCTAGTAATGGGGAACCATTAATACCGTCAAATAAAAAATAACATTAATATGGAAAATAACTTTTCATTGTTTGGAAAATCGTATTATTGCACAACAACATGGTGCGGAACTTTTACGATGACAACATACTTGTTTACCCCAATAAAATGGACGGTGGGGAATTAGATAAAGATTATTTCAAAAATAAAAAATAATGGCAAAACTTACAAATTCATCCAAGGTTACATTTGGTACAAAAAAATCAGGAAGAGCTAAAAAATCTTATAATAAACATAGCAAAAGACCAAAAGCATATCGAGGTCAAGGTAGATAATTATGAATAACAAAGCCGCAAAAAAATTAAGAAGATTATCAGTAGCCCTAGCAGCTGGTGCAGGTAAAACTATAGATGATGCTGAAAGGATTTATAGAAACTTAAAGGTAGTATATAAAGAAAATAAAAAAGCCCCTAATCGGGGCTAATTTACTAAGCGTTTGCTGCTGTTGTAAGCTGTGCAATCGTAGAAGTAACTATTAAAGTTGTACTTCTTTGATTTAAACCAGTAGCAGGAAGGGTAATAGTTGCATTACCTGCTGTACCATTAATAGTTCCAGAATAAGGTACTGCTGTAAAACCTTCTGCTGGGATAAGTGTAAGAACACCTCCTGTAGCTGTATTGTATTGATTTCTCTGCAATACAGTAACATTGATTACTTGTGCCATTGTGTTTTGTTTTAATTGTTATGAATATATGTTTGGCTTAACAAATATAATAAATTTTGACCGTTATTAAAAATCGTTAACTTTGATTAAATTAATTAAATTATGAAATTAATAGCTCCAAAAGGTAGAGTAATCGTAAAAGTAGACTTAGAAAGTAAAAACTTTCACACTTTTGCAGATGGAACAAAAATTAAATTAGAAAGGCAATATGACAATTTTAATATGCGTTATGTTAAGCCTGTAAATGCAATAGTTGTGAATGGAATTGGTGTAACTGAAGGTTCTGATATTTTGATTCACCATAATGCTACACATGATACCTATAGAATTTTTAATTATCAAGCTCCAACTAAAGAAGCTTCATCGGATATTAAGTACTATTCTATTCCAGAACAAGAATGTTTTTTATGGAGAGAAAAGGGAGGCTCCACATGGAACACTTTGCATAATTATGTTACAGCATTGAGAATATTTAAACCATATACTGGATTTATGGAAGGAATTGAACCAGATCAAATTAAGAATAAATTATATATAACTAGCGGTGAATTAAACGGGAATGTCTGCGATACTGTTAAATCTGCTGATTACCAAATTATATATCAAGGGGATGATGGTAAAGAAGAAAGCATAATTAGATTAAGGCATTACGAGAATGAAGATAACACAAGAGAAGAAATTATAGCTATTGACCATGGTTTAACTAAATTGGTGAAAACGGGAGAATATCTAGTAGGTGTAACAAAAAGTGATGCTAAAAAATTAAATTAATATGTCAGAATTAGAAGATAAAATAAAGGATTTAGAAAAACAAATTGCTTATTTGCAAGGAAAAAATAACTATTATGAGCAAGATGGTATAGGTAAATTATATCATGCATTGAATAGAAAAGCCAATGAAATGGCGGAATTATTAAATAAAACTAGCCTTACTGCTATTGATATTGATGACCCAAAAATTAAAACATTTGAAAGGTTACAAAAGATTTGGGTAGATGCTGGTACTATTTCAGCTTCAATTAAAGCATTGGAAGTATTAGCTGGTATTGGTCAAGAAACAGCTACAGATAAAAAAGAAGTAGTTCAAGTTAACAAAAAGCCATTTTCCCCAGAAAACATGGCTGATGCAGTTGGAGAATTAGCTGGTAAAAGAAATTAATTATGTACGATAAAATTGAAGGTGGAAGCATAGTAGATGTACAGGGATTGCTATGTAACTTACCGCCAGAAGGATATGTTTTTAACATAATTACCAAACAATTAGAATTTAGAGGGGTTTATAAGAGGTCTGAGGATAAATCAGAGCAATTTTGGAAAAGAATCCCACTTCCATCTTGGTATATGGATACTATGAAGAAATGGGATGAATTTGATAAGAAAAAGAAAGATGATGAAATTGATTTTTATGATGAAAAATTAGAAGAATTTAAAAGACAAGAATGGGATAGAAGGTTAAATGGGTTTTGGTATATGAATAATGGCATTGCCACTTTTTTAACTGGTCTACATTATTTATACTTACAATGGTGGTCAATTGATATTGGTTACCCAAAATTTAGAAATCCAGACCTTGAAAAGTTTTATTTTATGGACTATTGCATTCAAGACCCTTTGTGTATGGGGATGCTTGAGGTAACTAAAAGACGTTTTGGTAAGTCATTTGTAGCAGGTTTATTTGTAACTGAATATACAACAAGGACTAAGATGACAAATGGCGGTATTCAGTCTAAAACAGGCTCTGATGCTAAGAAATTCTTTGCTAAGACTGTGGTAAATCCATTTAGAAGATTACCTAAGTTTTTTAGACCAGAATATGATATGTCTTTGGGGGTAAATCCAAAGTCTGAGATGAGGTTCCAAAAGACAAACGTAAGAGGTAAGAAAGCAGAAGAAAATATAGATAAGGATGAATTAGGTTCAGTTATAGACTTTCAATCAGCCGATGCAGTAGCATATGATGGACAAAAATTACATAGGTATGTAGCTGATGAGTGCGGTAAAACTACAGAAGTAAATGTATATGATCGACATGAGGTTGTGCGTTATTGTTTGCTAGATGATGAAGGTCAAATTATTGGTAAAGCATTGTATACCACTACAGTAGAAAAACTTACTACTGAAAAAGATGGTGTTCAAGATGCATTTAAATTATTATGGGAAGAAAGTAATCAAGAAAAACGTCAAGATAATGGTACAACATCTAGCGGTCTTTATAGATTTTTTATGTCAGCCAAACGTACCCGAAACTTTAATGATTTTGGTTACCCAGACGAAAGTAAGACTTTAGAACAAATTTTAGCAGATAGGGAAACTGTTAAAAATAACCCAAGAGCATTATCTGCTCGTATTAGGAAAGAACCACTTACAATTGATGAGGCATTTAGTACAGATTCAGATAAATGTATATTTAATGCTTTAAATATTGGCGAAAGGGAAGCTTTTTTAAAGGAAAACCCTGTTTTGAAAAGAAAAATAATATTTTATAGAGATATAGATCAAATTGTTAGATGGAGGGAGGCTTCAGATAAAGAAGAAGATTTCCATTGGAAAATTACCCAATTACCACCAAAAGGGGAAGAAAATAAATATACATACGATATAAATTTAAAGAAACCGGGCAGAACTGATGATGGTGCAATAGCAATTGATGGTTATAGTAATAGTCAAGGTGGTAAATATGGTTCAAAAGCATCTGCATGGATAGGAAGGAGATATAATTTACTTGACCCAAAGAGCACAGGTAAGGCAATAGGTCATCTTTATGGCAGACCACAAATTAAGGAAACTTTACATGAGCAAGTAATGCTAGCAGCTGAATTTTATGGATATAGGGCTTGGTACGAGCATAATAGTGATGATTATCTGTCTTATTTTAGAGATAGGGGAAGAGTATCTTACTTAGGATTATATCCTAAAATATCAATAGATCCATCCAAAAAGGATTCAGAAAGATTTAAAGGATTTCCAACTACTCCATTTAGTTTAACAAAACAAGTTGATGTTGGAGTCATGTATTTTGAAAATCATATTGATTCAATAGACTTTGAAAACTTACTAGAAGATGCTAAAAAGTTTGACCCAAATAACAGGACAGAGTTTGACCAAACCGTATCTTTTTTGATGCTTTTGGTCTGTTTAATGGAGCCTGTAATTACGAAAGTGAAAAGGGAGCCATTGGTAAAAAGTTATACACCAAGCCTTAGTTAAATTTTTTTTTAATTAATTTGTTGATTTTTTGGTATATTTGAGGACAAAATCAAGTTAAATTGGCTTCATCTCCATTAGACATAAATGCATCTGACGCAGGTCAAGCATTAAAATCGTTTCAGTTAACTACTAATGTTAAATCAAAATCTGATTTTGAATATGGCAGAAAAGTAGCACAAAATATTTATGCCACAATCTATGGCAATCAAACTTATTTCTGGATTAGAAATAATAGGTTTAGAAAAAATAGACAAATTGCTAACGGTAAAATAGACATGAGTGTTTTTTTAGATCGTCTTGAGATGAATGGGAAAGCAAACTATGTAAATATAAATTGGAAATCAATTATTATTGGTAATACTATTGTTGGTAGATTGGTTAGCTCTTGGATGTCAAGAAATGAAAAAATTGATGTTACAGCTGTAGATAGTAATTCTGCTTTAAAGAAAAGAGAATTAGCTGATGAGGCTGAATTTATTTATCAAAATAAAGATGTATTAGCTCAATTACAACAAGAATCTGGTATACCAATTGTTCCAGAATATCAATTTGTAGCAGAAGATAAAGATGATTTAGATTTATGGAAAAGCGAGTTTAATCGTTTACCAGAAGAAATATTATATAGCTTAGGCGTAAATAATGTTTTTGAAGCTAATGGATGGAATGATGTTTTAAAAGAAAGAATACTTCATGATTCTGCTGAAGTAGGGCTAGTATGTACTTATACTTGGATGGATGAAGATGGAGAAATTCATGTTGAATGGATTCGTCCTGAAAATGCAATTTATTCTTATTCTGATTTCCCAGACTTTAGAGATACAGCTTATAGAGGTCATATTTCTTCAATGAAAATTAGTGAAGTAAGAGCAAGATTTGGTAAAGACAATGGTGGTATTTTAACAGAAGAGCAAATATTTCAATTAGCTCAGTTTGCTAAAGAATACCAACTTACAGATAAGATAAAATGGATGCAAGATTGGAACGTAGCTTATTTACGTCCATATGATGAGTGGAATATTGATTTGATGAATTTTGAAATTAGAACATTAGATTCTGATGGATATACTATTACCAAAACCAAAAAGAATGGTAGTACAATTATAAGAAAAGGTAAGCCAGAAAAAATTGATGAAAATCAAGAATATGTAGAAGAAAAAAAATGGAATATTTATAGAGGCGTATATAATCCTGTTACAAAAACAATGTTGGATTGGGGGATTAAAAAAAATATGGTTCGTCCGCAAGACCCAAAAGAAATTGGTAATGCAGAATTTTCATATAGTTTTTATATGTACCAAAACTACGATCAAAGAAACGTAGCTGTACCTGAAAAAATTGAAGAACCTATTGAGCAAATGATTTTGTCAAGATTGAAGATTCAACAATTGGTAGCTAAAATGGTACCAGCAGGTGCTGCAATTGACGTAGATGCAATGCAAGAATTAGATTTAGGATTAGGAGATTCAGTTAAGCCATTAGACGTTCAAAAGATTTGGGAACAAACTGGTAAGCTTTATTATCGTGGTAGAGATGCCGAAGGTAATAGAATACCTGTTCCAATTACAGAATTAGCTAATAGTGGTTTTGCCCCTCAATTAAATGCTTTAATTCAATTATATCAATTCCATTATCAAGTATTAACGCAAGAATTAGGAGTAGATCCAAATTTAATGCAACAAGCTTCTCAACCAAGAGTAGCTGCATCAAATGTAGAAACTTCAAGAATATTGGCTAATGATGCTACAGAATATATGTATGATGCTTATATGTATGTAATGGAAGAAACAGCTAAAAAAGTAGCTTGTTTATTAAATACAAGTATAACATATGGTGCTAAAAAGTATAGAGATTTATTAAAACAAGATGATGTAAAAGATAGAAATTTTACTACTAAGTTAAAAATGTTACCTACAGAAATGGAAGTTGCTAAATTAGAAGCAATGATGAATCAAGCAATGGCTTCTAATCCTCAATTAATAATGTATATTGATCCATTTAAAATAATTAGGATTGCAAAAGAAAATGCAGAATTAGGTGAACTTTATTTTAGACAAGGTCAAAAGAAATTTATAAAAACAGAGCAAGAAAAAGCTCAAACAAATAGTCAACAAAATGCACAAATCCAACAAGCAAGCATGCAAGCTAAATCTCAAGGTGATGCGGCACTACTAGATAAACAAACTCAAGCTAAGCAAAGAGAAATTATGTTGCAAGGTATATTTGATTTAGCAAAAGCTAATATACCATTACCGGCTGAACTTCAACCATTGGCACAAGAATTATTACAAAATATTGGTATGCCTTTAGCAATTGACAACCAGCAAGAACAAATGGCTATTCAGCAAATGCAAGCTGCACAACAACAGGGACAACCACAAGAAGAACAACAATTACAAGAACAACAATAAAATAAAACAAAATGGCAACTTCAGTAAGTAAGTTATTAATTAGACTTCAAAAATTTAGCTCAAAAATCAGCAAAACCGTTGATGTTACTGCATCTTTTAATGAAGGTGGTTTTTATATACAAGACCTATCTGGATGGGATTCGGCAGTAGTACAATTTGGTACTATAACAGATGGCCCAATTACATTTTTTACAACAAATGATAATGGTGCTACTGTAGAAGGTCAATTATTACCAGCTCCAATAGTTGTTGATAATTTTTTACCAGTAAAAGGTATTGATTTATCTACAAAAGGTGATGTATTAGTAGCTAGTAATGATTCTATTATTGAATTTACAATAATTGGGCAATATCTATCATTGGCAGGGGATGTATTTACTTATCCATTAAATTATGCTTATGTATTATCTAAAAATACATTTGATACAGCAAATGAAGCATATAACAGTGGCAGAGCTCAAGGAACTGTAATAGTATATACTACAACATCAACTTTAACTAGTGCTAATATATTATATACTACAAGTAGATTAATTGAGCCAATTACCGGGAATGGTACTAATTGGTATAGCGCAAAGAGATTAGATGGTGTAGGGTCAGATTATGCTATTACTATTGATTCTACGGGAGTAATATATGTAGACTAAAAATTAGAAACCAAATCAGCATTTATGCCAGATAATAACACAGCAGCTCCAATAGAGCTTGCTCAGGATTTCAATCCGTTTTCGGATGAAGCATTTGTACCTAGAGTAGAAGAAATCCCTACTCAAAATGTAGAAAATACAGAGGTGCAGCAAACACAAGTACAAGAACAAGTACAAGAAAATGTACAAGAACCTGTACAAAATACTACATCATTTGATTCAAATCAATTTATAAAAGAAAGATTTGGATTTGATAGTGTAGAACAAGCTGAACAAGAATTTAAGAAATTAAAAGAAAAGCCAGCTGAAACAAATTTTGAATTTAAAGATGGCGTAAGTAAAACATTGTTTGATGCAATTAAAGAAGGCAAAACAGATGATGTTTATGACATCTTAAATCAACAAAAAAGATTAGAAAAGTTAACTACAAGTGAGCTTACTCCTAATCTAGCTGTTGATATTATTAAAACGAATATTCAGAATAAATACAAAGATTTAAATCAAGATGATGTTGAACTTTTATTTTATGACCAATATTTCGTACCTTTAAAACCAGAACAAGGATATGATGAATCCGATGAGGATTATACTGCAAAGGTTAAAACATGGCAATCTCAAGTAGATTATGTAGAAAAGAAGATGATGATTGAGGCTAAAATGATTAGACCAGAATTAGAAAAATTAAAAAGTGAATTAAAGTTACCAGATATTTATGGACAAGAAAAGCAAGAAGCTGCGAATCAAGAGGAATTTGAATCGATGCAACAAGCTAGGTCGGTCTATGAAAAAACTTTAGAGTCTGATTATAACAATTTCAAAGGATTTGATTTAATGGTAAAAGACGAGGATGTCGAAATACCAATTTCATTCAATATTTCCGATGATGAAAGAAAAGCTCTAAAAACACAACTTTCTGATTTTGATGTAGAAGACAAATTTGGCAATCGTTGGTTTTATGAAGATGGGAAACCAAATGTAAAACAAACAATGCAAGACCTTTATGTGCTAGAAAATCTTGATAAAATATTAAGAAAAACAGCAAATGAAGCATATGCTCAAGCCAAATTAGCTTATATAAAAAATTCAGGAAATGTAACCTTGAATAAACAAACGCCACAAGGCACACCAATTCAAAGCGCAGGTTCTGCATTTGAGGAGCTTCAAAAAGCAGTATGGTCGTAACTTGTTATTCGCAATGGCAAAGCATCTAAAAACAAAAATATAACAAAATGGCAAGCGGTCCGGGTATACCTACCTCAAACATTTTGCAACCGGGTGCAATATCCCAGTCTTCGCAAAATCGTCAACTTATGGTTGACTTACAATTATTAACTCCTCAATATTACAAACAATATACTGAAAAGTATGGTAATGAAGATTTCACATGGTGGTTAGCTGCTCATGCTGGAATGGAAGAGGTTAAAAACCAAAATTTCTTCTGGTTTGAGAACAGAGGTAAATTAATGGTTGCTGTTGTTAACAATGGCACAGTTTCAGCTCCAGTTGACACTAACATTACTTTAACTTTAAATGCTGAAGCTTATTATAACAGTGGTACACAATCTCCATTAAGAGTTGGTGAAACATTGCGTGTAGCTTCTTCAAACATTGAAGGTAAAATTTTATCAATTGATACAACTACTCCGTATGCATTTACATTCGTAGTTGGACCATTATTAGCTACCCAAGGTTTTAGATCTGCTGGTAGTACTTCTTTATTAGCTGGTGAGGTTTTATTATTCGCTGGTGACACTGATGCTGGTGAAGCTTCAACTCAAATCAATCCATTAATTCATTTGGACCAAAAGTATGACAACAACATCACTCAAATTCGTGATGGTTGGAGCAATACTGACTTAGCTCAAATGGCTGAAACATACTATGAGTATCCTGTATCTGCGGATATGGCTGCTAATGGTGTGACTGCGTTTACTTACAAAGGTATGTATAAGACTCTTGTTCGTTTCAAAAACAACGTAGAAGCAAAATTAATGCGTGGTAATTTGCAAACAAATAACGATAACGGTATGACTAACTCAGCAGGTGCTCAGGGTATTATCCCTAAAGTAGTTGCTGATGGTGAAACTGTTGGTTACACTCCGGGTAACTTGGATATCCAAAAGTTACATGAAATCACTCGTATTATGGACGTTAACGGATGTGCTAAGCAATCTGCTTGGTTATCTGACGTATTCCAAAAACAAGATTTCTCTGATGGTATCTTCGCTGCATACCCAGCTGGTGCTTTCGTTTATGGAACTGGTGAAAAATCTAAAGAAGCTTCTGTTTCTTATGGTTTCCAAGAAATCTATATCGATGGTTACTTGTTGAATGTTAAGAAATATAGCCAATTCAATACTGAAGTAACAACCGGTTTGACTCCTCAAAACGATTACTTCCGTAATTTTGGTTTAATCTATCCAATGGGTGAAACTAAGGATGCAAGAACTGCTCAAGCTTACAAAAATATCACTATTATGTATCAAGAGCCACCTAAAGGCGGTACTGTTGGTAATGGTATTAGAGTATGGCAATTTGGTGGTGGTTCTCCAAACCCTACCGATGGAACAATGACTAATCAAATTGCGATGATCACTTACAGATCAACTCGTGTTTGTGCAGCCAACCAATTCATCATTGTACAAGCTAACTAATTAGCTCATACATAAAATAAACGGGTAGCGGCAACTTAATTGATTGTCGCTACCTATTTTTAACAATTTAAAAACCATTTATGGCAAAGTTAAAGGCAGCAGGTCTATCTGATGTATTTTCATATGATAATGATAATATTAAAGAAAATAGACAAAACGAAGAATCTCAAGCAGCACAGTCTGGCTCGGTTCAAAACGGAGTTACTTATAAAGTTTATAAGTTAACTGATACAACAAAAAAGGGTAAATACCACATGGAATGTGTGGATGATGTATGGAACCCAGATAATAAAAGAATGGAAAGAATAAGACTCTTAAATGGCTTTCCAAGTCTTTCTATAGATGATCAAAAACATTTAGATAAAGCTTTTATTGAAAAAAATAGAAGAACCTTAATTTTTGATGCAAGGATATTAAGAGTACCAGATTGGGACACAGCAGCAGTAGAGTTTTTAGAAAAATCTAATGCTAATGTTGATAATGTCAATAAAAAAGGCACTAGAAAATTAACATTTTTTCAATGGAATCCGCTTCGCCAAGCTGAAATTGAACGTAAAAAGCGTATTGCAAAAGTTGAAGCAATCAAGTTCGCAAGCATGGCAAGTACGGAAGAAATGAGAAAACACTCAAATTATCTTGGTATTAACTTTACTGATGAATTAGGTTTCCCTAAATCAGATGAGGCTTTAAGAAATGATTATGAATTATATGCTGAAGCTCAACCTAATAAATTCATGCAAAGCGCAGGAAGTAAAGAGGTTGAAGTAGCATTTATAGTTAAAAAAGCAATTTTAGATAATAAGATTGACTTATTAAGCAGACAAGGTTCCGCATATTGGGCAGGGGACGGTGGTTTTATTTGTAAAATACCGGGAACTGCACATCCAAAAGATTATTTGGTAGAATATGCAATGATGCCTAATGATGAAAGTAAGCAATTTTTGAGTCAATTGAAAAAACTACAAATTAGTTAGTCTTTCCCCCTCTAAATAGAAGAAGCCCTGTAGCCTAAAAATTACGGGGTTTTTTTGTTACTTTTTCGTATATTTGTAAGACAACTTATATACATGAATGTTAATGATATGTACCGTATTTGCCAGTTTGCAATTAACAAGGCGCAAAACGGTTATTTAACGCCATCGGATTTTAATTTGATTATAAATCAAGCACAGGTTTCATATCAGGATTATTTATTGGGTGAATTTCAGCAATATCAATATGGTAGACCACAAGCTCGTATTTCTTATAGCCAAAATGAAGATATTAGACAAAGATTAACGCCTTTGATTTTGCAAACAACATTGGCTCCAAATACAACTACAGGTATAGCAGCATACCCAGCCAATTTTTTACAAGTAGATGCAATGTGGGAAACTGATGGTTTACATAGAATTAGATTTGTCCCACAAGACAGCTTATACTCATACTACAATAGTGAAATAGACCCTATTGCTAGCAACCCAATATATTTATTACAAAAGGACCAATTCCAATTTTATCCTAAAAATATAGCTACTTTATCTGGTAACCCTATTGTATCATATGTAAGGTCAGCTCCAGATATTGTATGGGCTTATACAACCGTAAGTGGCAGACCTGTTTATGCTCCAACTCAAACAGGGGTAGGGGTAACACCAACTACTGGAAGTCAACAACCAGTTTGGTACAATGTTGATATTTTAGAAATTATCACTCGTGCTTTAAAATTAATTGGATTAAATTTACAAGATGGTATGGTAGAGCAATATGCTAATCAAGTAACACAAACAGGACAATAATGACTAGATACGCATTAATAGAAAGAATATTAAGACAAATATATAACGGACAGCCATCTGATGATTCAAGTATTACATATAACTTAGTTAATCAGTGGTTAAATGATGCTATTGGGTTAGCTGTTAAAAAGAATTATACAGATAGCATTCAAATGGATGGAATAGCCTATATTAATAATTCTTTTTATACAACTTATACTAATTTAGATATATCAGCAGAACAAGTAGATAATGTTACTTATTCAGTAGCATTACCACAGATTCCATTTGCTTTAGGTAAAAATGAAGGTGTTGCCACTTTACAATTCGTTGGTGACAAAAAAACATCTCAAACAGCAATACCCTTAAGCATGAATCAAGTTGCCTATATAGACAACATGCGACCAATACAAAATAAAATTCTTTATTGGATTGAAGGAAATAATATATATGCCAAAAGCTCTATACCTTTGACATCTTATAAGGCAACTTTAAGAATGATTAGTGGTGGTGATTCAAAAGATTTAACTTCAACATTAATTATCCCAGATGATTATATGCCAATTATAGTAGAATATATTAAAGGTCAATTAGCGTTTGAAAAATCAAGACCTATAGATCAAAGTAATGATGGAGTAGATAATAACAACTAATATAATATGAAGCCAATTAGAGATTACGTTTTAGTGAAACCATGTGAACCAGATACAATGACTGAGGGAGGATTATATATTCCACAATACGCTATGGCTAGAAGTAGCAAGGCTATTGTTGTAGCAGTTGGTAATGGCACTGCAAAAGTAGAAATGGAAGCAAAGAAAGGTGATATGATTTTTCATATAAAAGGAGCAGGGGAAGAATTTATAATTGATGGGGAATCTCATTTTTTAATACGTCACATGGATATTTTATCTTACGTTTCAAATAATTAAAAATGGCATCGCAAGAAAGACAATTTATAACATTAGACTCAGTTATCAATGATTACATTGACGAATCTGAGCAAAGCGTACATAAATATGCTAAGCTATATAATATAGCTTATAGAGGTATGGAAAGACTAGGATTAGATTTTTTTTATAAAATAAGGTCTGTAAAGTTGCCAGTAGATACAACAAATTATACGGTTCAATTGCCTAATGATTACATTAGTTATACCAAAATAGGGGTATTGAATGCAGTAGGGCAAATAATTCCATTACAATTTGATAGAAAATTAACTTTTTTTGGTGACCAATTACCAAATAGGCAGGCACTTACAAATGATCAAACATTAGTAAATTGGAATCAAATTTATAATGCCCCAATATTTTATAATTATTGGGATGGTTATGGTTTTACTAATATATATGGTTACCCTAGCGGTTCTCCATTTGTGGGTTCATTTAATATAGATGATTCTAATGGTGTAATATTGCTAAATCAACAATTTTACTATGATTATCTTATGATTGAATATTTGGCTAGCCCAAATCCAGAAGAAAAGTTTATGATTCCATTGCATTTTAGAGAGGCTTTATTAGCTTGGCTTGCTTGGAGGGATATAGCAACTATGCCAAGTACTAGGAAAGGTAACTTAGGAGATAAGAGGGATAGAAAACAAGAGTTTTTTAACCAAAGAAGATTGGCTAATGCGCAGTTTAAGCCTATGTATTTAGACCAAGCTTACGAATGGAATTTAGTAGCACAAAGAATGACTGTAAAAGGATAATAAATAATGCCAATAATAAATAACCCGTTTAATGGTAAAATGAATCTTGATGTTGCTGATTATCGTATAGATAATGGCGATTACATAGATGCAATTAATATAACCAAAGATGCTCAAGGAGTTGGTCAAGATAGGGTTATTTCAAATATACTTGGTAATACTTTAATACCATATTCAAATCATGCAGGAGCAAATAAAATAATAGGTTTTTATCCTGATAAAATAAGAAACAGAGCTTATTATTTTTTATGGAATAATGAAGGTTATAATTCTATTCTTTATTATGATTTAAACAATAATACAATTGTAAAAGTATTAGAAAGTAAAACAGATAGTGATGGCATTGATATATTAAATTTTAATGCATCTTACAAAGTAACATCAGTAAATATATTTTATAGAGATGACGAGGGAGATTTATTATTTTTTAATGATAATTTTAATCCTCCTAAGTATATAAATGTAACTGAATATCATGGTACTTCTTGGAAATTAGAATATTTATTGGTTGCTAAAGCACCTCCAGTAATGCCACCAAAAGTAACTTATGAGAATGATACTAATATAACTGTAAACAATTTAAGAAATAAATTATTTCAATTTTCATATAGATATGTATATGTAAATAATGAAAAATCAGTTTGGAGTTCTAAAAGTATTGTTGCATTACCACAACAGCCAACAACAGCTTTAACAGATAATAATGCTGCAAATAATTCAAGGATTGCTGTTATTTTTTCAACTGGAGGCAAAGATGTTAGAGCTATAGAATTAGCATTTAGAGAAACAACAAATGGACTTACTAGCGATTGGTATTTAATTAAATCATTTAATAAAAATAATTTACAAATAAGTAATGATGATGTTTATTATTTTAAATTTTATAATGATGCAATTTATAGCCAAATAGATATTATTGAAAGCAATCAATTACAAGATTGGGTTCCACAAAAAGCAAATGCAGCTGAATTAGCTAATGGTAATGTTTTATTATATTCAGGTATTGTTGAAAGTTATGATAAAACAGCAATGAATTTATCTGTTACTCAAGATGTAGAACAATTTTTTTATTTTTATGAACAAGCTGGATTATTATTTTTTGCTTCAGTGAATGGATCTGATAACGGAGTAGGTACCATAATGAATATTTATCTTTATGGTACAGGTACTAATGGGACAGATGGAACGGTTACTACATTAAATAATGCTTATGGAGGTTATTATATAAATTCTTTTGCTTCAAATGGTACCGATTTAAGTACATCATTTACAACAACAGGATTATCAACTATAATTAATGTTAGTACGATATTAACTGGTATTTCTGCTGCTATGGTTGCAAAAGGTTATACCCAAGTTTCTTTAAGTGGGAACAAATTAGTCATAAGCTATTCAGGCGGTTTTGTTTTAACATCAACTGGTTATAAAGAATCAAGATATTTAAATGCTAATACTACAAAATTCGCTTCAGCATGGAACTCTGGTTATCAATATGCTATACAATATTTTGATGCACAAGGTAGAACCATAGGTGCGCAGACCTCAGCAGGCGGTACTATAAATACTGTTGCCGAACAAACAATTCCAATAATTCCAGAAACTCCATTAGCTCAATTTCCAAAAATATATTTATCTATAAAAAACAGACCTCCATTATATGCTACTTATTATCAAGTTTTAAGGTCAAATAATACTACTTATAATAAAAGGTTATGTTGGATTAGTGAATCTGCTTATGCAGGTATAACAGATGGTGTTACAAATACAAGGTTTTTGTACATAGGTATTGGAAATATAGCAGCATATAATGAATCAATAAGTTCAACACAAAATGTAGTTTCTTATAATTATACAGAAGGAGATAGGATAAAATTTATAAGAAGATTCGATGATGCAAATTTTTCTCAAGATATACCACAACAATATGACTATGAAATAGTCGGAACAGTTGCTACTATAGAATATAATGTAACATCAGACCCTGTAGATAATAATGTTTATACATCAATTGGAAATTTTTTAAAATTAAGATACCCAACTGATGATATTGGAACAGATTTTCAATTCCCAAACACATCCGATTGGCAGCATTATGAAATATTATTATATAATTATACATCTAATGCATCTGCAACACAAAGATTATTTTATGAATTTGGTAAAGAATATGGAATAGGAAATCCGGGTACTGATTCAAGATACCATTTTGGATTAACTCAATTACCAAATGGAGGAGCAACAATACCTGTTTCTAATGGAGATTTATTTTATAGATTAAGAAATGTTCCATTTAGTGATAGATATAATTTTACATCTTCGCCTTTTGTAATTCAAGTAATTTCTCCTTATAATAATGCTTTATCTTTTCCAATAGATGTTACAAGAATAATAAATAATGATTCATATGAAATAAAATCACAGCCAAGTGTTCAAGTTTATCCTAATTCTGGAATAAATGAACCATTTTGGGATGATGATGGTTATTTTTTTTGGAATAAACCAACTAGTGTAGAAAAGATAATATCTATGAGTGGTAAGCTTTATTTAACATCTGATAGTATTGGGACTTTTTCAATATATGCAATTATTATACCAAATATAACTGACCCTCATTATGCAATTTCTTTATTACCAAGTGAAATAAATAATTTAGTACAAAATACTGAATATACATATGATATAAATAAAAGATTTGCTGTACCTGCAAATGCAAAAGTGTGGTTAGCAGTTGGGTTTACAAACATAAGTGGAACAAGTAATTTATCGATCCAGCCAATGAATTTTGATTTTAATATTGTTAGAAGTAGTTATATATCTATTATAGAATCAAGTTTTAATGATACATATAATTTAATTACAAATAGCAATGGTAGACCATCTGTTATAGATGAAAATGCTAAAAAAACATATTTCCCAACTTTAATTAGATTTGGTGGAGCTTATCAAGTAGATACTAATATAAATCAGCTTAATAATTTTAAATTTGAGAATTTTGATGAATATGATAGAAGTTTTGGTGATGTAATAAGATTACATGTAAGAGATAGATATTTAAAAGTTTATCAAAAATTTAAGGTAGGTAATGTACCTATTTTGACTCAAATAGTAAAAGATAGTGCCAATAATCCATTACAAGCAAATACCGATACCTTAATTAATAAGATTCAGTATTACGCTGGTGATTATGGCATTGGAGATGCTGCAACAAGTTTAGCATGGAATAACTTTGCCGACTATTTTGTAGATAATTATAGGGGCGTAGTTTGTAGATTAAGTCAAGATGGTATAACGCCAATAAGTATTACAAATAATACAAATGCATTTTTTGTTCAAAAATTAACAGCATATAGACAAGATTTAAATAACGGTGTATCATATGATGGTATATATTTAGGTAATCCTTGTATTTATGGTGTATTTGATGCTTATACTAACAAATATATTTTAGCATTAGAGGAAATAACTAGATATGAAATATATTGTGGTTATAATGGTGGAACTGCTATCGTACAATATGATTGTAGTTATAATGGTGGTATTTTAATTATATTACCAACTTATTGCAGTTATAATGGTGGATTTATTGCTATAGCAACATAATTATATAAAAATAAAATTAAAAAATATGAATGTAATTTTAACATTAAATAGCCCTTTAGGAAGTGACATGGGGCCAAATTTTAGCTTAACACCTAATACAGGAAGCATAACCCCAACAACTGCAAGTAAAACTCAATTATTAGCTGGTATTACTTGCGCAGTAGATCCTGCAATTGCATCAATAACTGTGCAATCTATTGGGCTTTGTACTAATTCTTTAGTTGTACCAGTAACTGGAGTTAAAGTTGCTACAATGTGGGCAGTAGCTAATATTGAATCTCCAGTTGGTTATGATACTTCTCCAACAGCTTGTTCTGAGGGCGGAGTTACGGGAGTAACAATTACTGTTTATTATACTGGTACATTAGGAAATGGCACTAAATTATATTCAGATCCGAATATGGGAAATGAAATTAATAGTGGTGGTTCTACTAATGGATGGTTTTGGATAGGTGGTCATAGTTTTAATTATCAATATGTTGTTGGTGTTTCTCAAGTTACTAATTATACAACATGTTAATATATGCCAAATCCAATTAAATTTCACCAAGACCCATATACTATCTCATTTGATGAGGTAGGTAACAATTTTGAGTCATTTTATTCGTATTATCCTGAGTATTATGGATGTCTTAATACCAAGCTTTTTTCGTTTAAAAATGGTCAAATTTGGGCTCATAATAACGATAGCACATTTTGTAATTTTTATGGCGTACAGTATGGGGCTTCAATAACCACAGTATTTAACCAAGCAAATATTAACAAAAAGACTTGGATTTCTATTGTTGAAACAGGTAATGTAATATGGGCATGTCCAGTGATTTATACTCAAATGATTAGCCATGATTATGTAAGACAAGAAAGTGAGCTTTTAGAGGCTGATTTTTCAACTTTAGAGTCTACTTATAATGCCTCATTCTTAAAAGACAAAAATAGCCTTGGAGGTTTAATAGAAGGGGATTCATTAAAAGGAGGCTATATTGTAGTAAAATTTGAGAAAACAAGTGCCAATTCTTTCGTATATTTGAACAACGTAGGAATTAAATATATTGATTCACCATTGAATAATAGATAAAAAATTAATTATATATGTTACCATTATTAGCCGCAACTTTAGGACAAGTAGCATTAGGCGCATATCAATCAGCAACTAGCGGTGCTGGGGCTGCTGAAAAAGATTTTGAAAATTTTGCCAAACAAAATCCTTTAGCTCAAAGAAGTAAATCATTAGATGATTACTATCAACAAGCATTAAGCAGATATCAAGAAAATCCATATCAATCTGCATTATACCAACAAGCAGCACAAAATGCACAAAGAACTACTGCTCAAGGTATTAGTGCTTTGCAAGATAGACGTTCTGCAATAGGAGGTATTGGTAAATTATCAGCATTGCAAAACGATGCACTGCAAAGAGCGGGGGTGCAAGCTGAAAATTACAAACAACAACAATTTAATCAATTAGGTCAAGCAACTCAAGCGCAAACAGCTCAAGATAGATATCTTTTTGATGTAAACCAAGCTACTCCTTTTAATAGACAATTAGGAATAAAACAAATGAAATCTCAAGCAGCTAATGAAAGATATAATGCAGGATTAGGTATGATGGGCGGTGCGCTTGGTAATTATGCTTTAGGTTCAATGTATGCAGATGCCAATAAAACAACAAAAACGCTTGCAGCTACTCCACTTTCATCAAAAAAAGGATTTGATTCTTTTATATCAAATCAACCACAATTAGATTCTAGTTTAATACCAAAATCTGGGCTTACTCCTGTAACTGAAAATTTTGGATACGGAAGTGGAAATCTTTATGGATACAGACCAGCTGGAAATTCAGCTTTTGATTCATATTTTAAGCCTAATACATTTACAGATAATATGTCAAAATGGAATAAAGCTCGTAGTTTAGGCGGCTAATTTAAAAATTATAAAAAATATATAAAGTGGCAGCAACAGGATTACTAGGAATAAACCCATTTCAAAAAGGAATAAATTTAGATATAACATCTAAACCAGCAAATTTAGCTATTCAACTTGAACAAAAAGAACAAGCTAAAAAAGAAGCTTTAGATAAGTATTTCATGGATTATGAAAAAACCTTGAATACAAATGGAATGCGACCTATAGACCAAAATTTATTTTTAGGAAAATTAGGAGAAGCTAAACAATATTATTTACAAAATAGAGATAAAATATTAAATCCAGCTAAGTACGGTGCAGAATTCCAATCAAATTATAATAGTCAATTAAGAGATGCTCAAAGCATAATAGGTGAATCTAAGGCACAATTAGCAAATGATAAAGTAGTATCAGAGCATGTATATCAAGCTACTCAAAATGGTAAAACAATACATGATGGGCTTTTACCAATGATAGATGCTTCTCATCTTAGTATAAGGGACCCTAAATTTAGACAAGTGGACCCATATGCTTTACAATTTGATGACCCATTTAAATTAGATCAATTTGAAAAATCTATTTTTGGAGGCGTTGAACCAGATAAAATTAATGTTGGTTATCGTACTAATAGTGCTGGTCAGGTTATAAATACATATAGAAATGAATATCAACCTGAAAATTTAAAAGTATTTGCTAATAGGGCTAAATCATTATATTCTACAAATCCAGCTGTAACAAGAGAAACTAATAATTTAATTAAATCAGGTAATTATGTTGACCTCCAACCATTTTATCAAAAGTTATATCCTAATAAAAATATACAAAATGCAGACCCATCTGATATAACAGCTGCTTTTGCATTAAGTTTAAAACAACTTGGTAAAACAGTAGAATCTGCACCTGTATTTAGACCATCTTCTCAAACTACACAGAATGAATATAGTCCAGAAGAACATTTAGATAGAATTATTGCAGAAACTCCAAATAAGATAAGTGCTGTTACTCATGAAGGAAAAACAATAGAAGGTACACAAATTGATTTACCAGAAGTATTAAAAAATAAATACGGTATGAAGCAGGGAAATAATACAATGAAGCCAAATTATTTCATGATAACAAAAAACAAAGGTACAGTTTATCCAGTTTATGTTCAAGGACAAACAAAATCAGGTAATGATATAATTGAAGATATAGGTGACCCTATTTCAGTTGTAAATGATTTATTGCCTTCTATGGGGGAACAATATGCTGGTAAAGCATTCTTAAAAAAGAATTTCCCAACTAAAGTAAATACAAATACTTCAACATCAACAGATGAAGAATCATTGGCTGCTAAAATGAGAAGAAATAGAAAAAAATCATAATTATGGACGAAAAGCAATTAGAATTATTATACAACGATTACGCAAAGAATAAAGGATTTAAAGATTATTCTGAATTTAAAGATTTAATGTCTGCTGATGATAATAGAAAAATGTTTTTTGATGTATCTAATAAAGAATTAGGTTTTAAAGATTTTAATGAATTTAATGATCTTATAGGTTTAAAAAAAAAAGATGGTTCTCAAATTTCTGGAACAAATTACCCTATCACATCAGTATCACCATTACAAAAAGGAGCTAAAGAAGCTTTACAAGAAGGTGCAGGGTTGGCTGATAATAGTTTTCTTAGACAAATAAGTTCGCCTAATCCGTTAGTAGGAGTATTACCTAAAGATGAAGGTATATTACCATCTAATTATAAAGGTTTACAAGATGTTTCTTTAAAAGAAATTAGTAAAGAAAGAAAAGAACCTAAATCATATTATAATACACCGCTTGAAAAAGGAGTAATTTTTACAGGTGATACAGAAATGATGGCTCCGGGTTCAAAAATAACCGAAGAAGATGTTAAAAAGTTACCTTTAGATGTAACTTTAAAAAATAAGTTTGCACAAGATTATATTGAAAAAATAAGAAGAGAACCAACTAATTACGAAGTTGAAGGTTCTTATTTTGACCCTTATATGGACCCGATGGGTGGTATTCATCTTACTATTGCTCAAAATGCAATAGATCAATTTATATCTAAAGCAGCTGAAATTAGCGCTGGTGCTGCAACATGGTTAAGAGATAGTATTGAATCAACAGAAGGATTAGAAGAACCAACTTATAAAGATTTATATGGTAAAGGTGGGGAATTAACAAAAGCTGCAAAAACAGCAACATTGTTTAATGATCCATTTGGTAAAGTCGTATTAGGTTTAAATGGAATAAAATCTGATTTTAGAGGAGATTTACAATATAATGGTAAATTACCAGATACAATGTTTGGTAAATTAGTTAGTGGTGGAATTGGTATAATACCAGATATAGCTGGCGCAGCATTATTACCTGAAGCTGAACTTTTTGAAGGCGCGGGGCTACTTGCTAAAGCAGGTAAATTTTTTACTAAAAAATTCCCATTATATTTAGGAGGCACAAGAGCTATAGGAGAATATGGAGAAGAAAGAGAAGCAGGTAAAACAGCAGCAGAAGCTGGAATAGGAGCATTAAAAGGAGCAGCAAAAGGTTATGGAGAAGGTTTAGCTATGGAATTAGCAGGTATTCTTAGTGGTAAAGCTACCGGTGCAATAATGAAACCATTGGGAAAAATGGGAATTACAGGTTTAAAAGGACAGATTACAAAAGAAGGTTTAAATACAATTACTGATGCTATAGGATATGGAGCATTAGTGCCATTAGCTTCAGGTCTTATAGAAGGAAAAATGCCTACAGAAGATGAATATATACAAGGAGTAGGACTTTCATTACCATTTAGTGTAATGAGAATATGGAAAAATGCAACAACACATGCTCAGTTAAATGATGCAATAGATAAAATTGAAGCATTACAAGCTGGGGTTAGTTTGTCGAATTTTGTGGATGCAACTACTTCTAGTATTGTAGATGTTTATAATGGTAAAGAAACTGCTGCTGAATTAAATTTAAAATCTTTAGAATTTGCTAAAAAAGCTAGAGAAACTACAGATTTAAAATTAAAGCAAGATTATATTATGCAATCATCTGCTGCTAAAAAAGCAGCTAATGTTAAGCAAATAGCTGAAACAGTAATTAATGATAAAAATGGTTTTAAAGAATTTAGAGAAAGTAATTTACCAGAAGATATAAAACAATCATTTTTAGATAAAGCATCAGAAGTATATAAAGAATTAAATCCAACTGAACAACAAAAAACAGAATTAGGTAAAAGAATTACACAGGCTCAAACATTTGTTGATGAAATGACAAAACAAATGGAAGTTGAAACTGACCCTGTTAAAAAGGCTGAGTTAAAATATCAAATAGACGAAACTAATAAATTATTAGAAAAACAAAATACTGATTTAACAGATATAATTGCTAAACAAGCAAAAGAAAAAGATGAATATAATAAACCAGAACCAGAAGAGGCAGAAAATATATCTAAAAAAGTAAGAAAACCATCTCAGAAAAAAATTCAAAAAGACATTGAAAGTGGTAATTTAGTATCATTTACATTTGCTGATGAATCAGAGGTCCCTGAAGCTTTTAAAGATAAAATAACATCTAGTGGAGAAACTAATGGTGTTAAATATATAAGAGTTACAGTATCAAAATCATTAGCTGATTATGAATTATCTAAGATAAAAGATACTGCTAATAAAATACAACCAGAACCCGTAGAAATTGCAGGGCTAAAAGTTATAAAAAGAGCACCGGATGCACCTAGCGGTGAACCTATATACGAAGTAGAGGGTGGTAAACTTTTAACAGTAGATGGTAAACAATTAAAAGCTGTTAAAAAACCAAAAAGTATAAAAACAGTTAAACCAATTGAAATAAAAGAAGAAATTGCACCAAATGTTGAATTAGAAGAAAAAATAGAACCAATAGTTACACAAGAAGAAATTAAATCAACTGCTAATAAAATTAGAGGGTTAAAAATAAAGCTTGATAAAAATGTACTTCAATCAAATGTTGCAGGTGTTCCTATTGCCGTTTACAATGTAGCTATTGAAGCTATAGCCAGAGCTATAGAAGCAGGTGAAACTGTAGCAAAAGCCGTTAAAGATGCTATTAAAAAATATAAATTAGATGAAAATAAAGCATTTAATGTAGATGAATTTACTAAGGGTATAACATCAAAATTACCTGAATCAAAATATAAAAAAGGAGATATATTAGATATTGAAGAAAATGATTATAAAACAGCCAATAAAATAATTAAGCAAAATAAAGAAAACTTTAAAAAGAATCTAGAAGCTGTAACTCCAGAACCTCAGTTAGATAAAAATGGCAAACCTAAAATAGAAGTAATAATAGGTGATGATGGTAAAAGAAATGTACAAATTATTTATAAAAGTGTTCCATATAATTTAGAAAATGGGGCATTAAAATTTGTTTCTAAAGATAGAAAAAAAGCTATAGATGTATTATCTGATAAATTAGTTGCAGATTATAATGAAAATAAAGATAAGCCAGAAATAAGTGCAGCTATAGGATGGTATGGTAATATGAGAAATTGGTTCCAAAAAAACTTTGGCGCTAATATAGAAATGTTTGGTCAGCTTTTAGCTGCTACATCAGCAAGAACAGAAGTAGTAGATAATTTCAAGCAAGCTGTTGAGGCAATGAGAAATTTATCTAAAGGTAAATATGATGAATTATTAAAAGATTATGATAATCATATTAAAAGTATTAAAGAATTATCTGATAGTGAATTATTAAAAAAATGGCAAGAAAAAAATCCTAATAAAAGATTATCAGAATTTGTTCCTAATGATTATAGAAGATTTTTAATAAATCAATATGAAAAAGTTCCATTAAGAAGTAATGGTAAAAAATTCAATGCTAATAGTAAAAAAGTATTACAAGCTTTGCATGGTAACTGGATTGAACAAACAGAAGGTCCAAAAACAAAAAATTTTGCAGGTAATTTGACTGGACGTTCATTTGAAGCAACAATTGATGTTTGGGCAGCTAGATATTTAAGAAGAAAAATATTTGAAGGCAAAACTAAAGAATGGAGAATTTTACCACAATCAGAGGGTGGAGTACAATATGGTAAATTAAAATCAGGTGGAATGTCTGGTGATTATCCATTTGCTGAAGAAGTAATGAAAAAAGCTGCTGATAAATTAGGTGTAAAAGCAGATGATTTACAAGCATTTTTATGGTATTTAGAAAAAGATGTATGGGATAAAAATAATTGGACAAATGTAATAGGTAAGAAAAAAGCTTCTTTTGAAGAGGCTGCAAGAGGTGTTGAATCTGATAGATACCAAGCTGCCGTAACTACATTTAGAAGTCCAGAAACATTTGACCCAATAAAATTTGAACAAGAAAGAAAAAATCTTGAAAATGAAATAGGAAAAATACCGGGAATTATTATATCTAGAGTTAATCCTTCAGAAGGTGAATTTAGAAGTGCTACAGATACATTTATAGAACCAACTTATGATGTTGAATTTACCGTAGATAAAGATGCTGATATTTCAAATGTAATAAAAAAAGTACATGAAATACAGGCTAAATATGACCAAGATGCTACGATAATAAGCAGATTTGTAGATGCAAATCATCCAAATGCTAGACCAATTATAGAAATTGGCTTAGCTGAACCAGTAGAAAAATCAGATATAATTGAAGATATTAAAAAAACATTATCAGATCTAGATGTAAGAGGTTTTACAATAGCTAGAGATAGACAAGGTAAAATATTGGGTGTAAGGTCACAATTTGTGCCTGAATTTGAGGATAATGTCAAAATGGAGGAAGGATTAAATAGATTTGCAACTGCTTTTCAGAAAATTAAGGAAAAATATGGTGAAAATAAGAAAATTTCTTACCTTTCCACGAATTCTGTAGATTCACAAATTAAATTTAAAGAAAATGGAACAACCGAAAATGAACAAAATGATGGAAATCGTCCTCCAGAACAAGGCATTCAGGGAGAGTTACCAAGGGAAGAAAGAAGACCCACAGAAGGTATCAGTGACGTTTCTAAAGAACAAAGAGAGCAAAATGGGGGACAACGAAATAGAGCAGGCAATGGAGTGGTTCCAGAACCAGAGGTTCGCCCAATAAGTGAAAGTACAGAAACCTCTAAGGAAAAGGTAAAGTCAGTTGTTGCTAATATAAGAAAAGCAAAAATTGATTTATCAAAGTTAAGTGATGGAGGTCCACAATCAAATATTTTAGGTTTACCAGTAGCCCTTTATAATGCTGCTTTAGAAACTATTGCGCTTGCAATAGAATCTGGAGCTACATTATCGGATGCTATTGCTTATGCTATTGAAAAACATAAATTAGATAGAAGAGAAAAATTTAATAAAAGAGAATTAATTAAACAATTAGAAGAACTTGCAGGCGAAAAAGTTCCATTTGTATCTGGTATAAAAAATGTTTTATCTGAAAAAACAAGAACACAATTAAATCTTCCATCAATAGAAATACCAAATTTAGGTATAAAAACTAATAATTTATTAGAAGGTAAAAGATTAGTTGATTCAGGTGAAATTAATCCTGAAGAATTAGTAGATAGAATACTTAATACAACAGATAAAGGTACAAATACACAGGAAGCGCAAGTAATGCAATATTACACTAGACAATTAAATACCGCACAAGATAATGTTATAAATGCATTAGCTGTTGAAAAAATAACTTTAAATGAAAGATTAGACTTATTAGGAAAATTAGGGCAATTTGGTGATAAGTTAGATCAAGTAACTGAAGCTAATATTTTATCTGGTGGTGATTGGGGGCTTGTTGGTAATATAAGACAAGAAGTATATGATGAAGGGTATAATCCAGTAAAAGACAGAGCAGCTATAAAAGAAATATATGGTGGTAAAATACCTGATAATATTAAAGTTGAAATAGATAAAGCTAACAAAGAAAGAGATGATGCTCTTATTGAAATGGCTAAAAGAGAAGAAATAATTAAACAACAAGAAGCTCAATTAAAAATACAAGAAGTTGCTAAAACAAAAGTTGGAGAAAAAATAGATCATAAAAAAGTTAGAGCAGATTTAATTGCAGAATTAAAAGAAGCAAAAGATGAACATTTAAAAAAATTAGGAAATAAAGGTATTCAACAAATGGGTGGAGTAGGAGGTATATTTTTAACTCCAAAAATGATTAAAATTATTGGTAAAATAGCTGCTGATTATGTAAAAGAAGGATATGAAAATTTAGAAGATGTAATTTCTAAAGTATATGATGAAGTTAAAGATTTTATACCTAATATTTCTAAAAAAGATATTAGAGATTCTTTAGTATTACATGAAGCAGGTAAGATAGAGGAAAAAGCTACTAAAGCTGAAAAACAAGCAGAAAAATATAGAAAAGAAGGAGTTCCTTCAAAATCTGCATCAAGAAAATTAAAAGAAAAATTTGAATCTGATGATGCTTGGGTAAAATCAAGACAAAGACTTAGTAATGCTAATAAAAAAATACAACAAATTAAATCTGTTGCATATAATTCAAAAAAGAATATGTATGAAAAAGCTTTATTGTGGGTTACAAAAGCGTTAAGAGCTGGTATATTAAGTAGTTATGGTGTAGTTGTAAAATTAGCAAGTGCAATTTTTACAGGAGGTATTATAAAAAGAATACCAGAACAAGCAATTGGTATGGTGTATTCAAAAATATACAAAGGGATTGCTGAAAAAGCACCAATTGAAGGTTTTGTTTATGGTAAATCAGAACTTAAATTTGTTGAAGAATTTTTTAATCCTAGAAAATTAGCAAAAAATACATGGCAAATATTAAAAGAAGGTCAAAGTGATTTAAGTAAAAGAGTTGGTGATATGGTTTATGAAGATTTGACTGAAATAACAATGCCGGGTGAACAAAAAACAAAATTATTAAAGGCATTAAAAACAGGATTAAAGGTAACTGATATGATTTTATCATTACCCGGTAATTCACACATGATGATTAAAGACCCATTAAAAAGAGCAACATATTATGCATCATATGAAAATGCACTTATATGGGCTGAAAAAAATGGATTGGATATAAATGACCCATTAGTTATAAATTCTATAGAAAATGCTGCTTATAAAAGAGCTAATTATGAAATATTCTTAGAAGATAACGCATTAAATAGAAAGTTTAAAAAATGGAAAAATGAACAAGAACCTACAATAAAAGCCTTAGTAGATTTTGTAATACCAATTTCTACAGTTCCTACTAATATTGTTAGAAGGGTATTTTCAACATCGCCACTTGGGTTAGCAAAAGGCATATATGAAGCTGAAGTAGCTAGAAAAGCTATAAAAAAGAGTATTGATAATTTAGAAACAGAACAAGCAGATGCAATCATGCGTCAATTAAAGCAAGGCACATTAGGTACAGCTTTATGGATGTTAGGATGGTTTGGTTATGCTAGTTTTGGAGGTCTTTATACCAAATTTGATCCTAATAAGAAAAGAGAAGAAGGGGACCTTTTATCAGATGAAATGGAAATAAATGGTATTAAAATACCAAAACCAGTTCAACATGCTGTTCCTTTAGAAGTTTTACAAATGGCAGCTACATCAAGACGTATTTATGAAAATTATGTAGATAATAAAGGAGTTTCTAGCATTACAGCATTAACGGCAGCTGCATTAGGTTCTATTGGTTCTATGGCTGAGCAAGTACCTGTAATAGCAACACCTGTATTACTTGCAGAATCAATACAAGAACCATCTAAATTTGAAAAATTAAAAGAAGATTATGCAACTAGATTACAACCAAGAATTTTACAACAATTAGGCATAGTAGGTGATTCAGATGAGGAAAAATTTATTAAAAAGCATGTTACTGGAGATAATGTATATAAAAATGATTTAAAAGCTTTTGATAAGAAAAATGGTAAGCCAATAGAAGTTACTTCTGAATTATTTTTAAAATATAAAGAAGAACTTGGAAAAGAGCAATCTAAAAGATTAAAGTATATGTATGATAATGGAGCTGTAGCTTCAGACGGCAGACAAAAGCCATTTTCAGATTTAACAGCAAATGAAAAAACAACTGAAATAACAAGATTAAAAAGAATAGCTACAGAAAAAATTAAAGACAATATTTTAGGTGAAAAAACAATGACAGTTAAAGAAGCTATTAAAGAGTCAAAATTACAACAAGCTAGATACTTTTTTGAAAAAAAATACCAAAGAGCAATTAAATAAATTAAATTAATTATGCCATACAAATCAAAAGCGCAGGAAGCCTATTTCAACATACATAAAAAAGAGCTACAAAGCCAAGGCGTAAATGTAGAAGAATGGAACAAAGCTAGTAAGGGTAAAAAGCTCCCTGAAAGGGTTACCAAGCTTCAGGTTATGAAGAAAAGAAAAATGGGCTAATATAGCCATAAATTTCTTATATTTGGGTAAAATTTAAGTACAATGGCTTTTATACCCAATTTCACAGCATCCCAGACTAGTGGAACTCCTAGTGTAATTACTTTAACAGACACCAGTACTGGATCTGATGTGACGATAGCCTCAAGAAGAGTCTATTTATTGCAATCTAATGGTACATTTTTGGTACCAGCTGGTAATACTACTGATTATATTACATGGAATTTAGCACAAACAAGTATTAGCTTAGATGTGTTGTCACAAGATAGTGCATTGAGTATTACTGTGCAATGGATGAGTGGTATTCAAACTGTGGTTACGTCAAAGACAATTTCTTTTGCATTCACAGCATATAATCAAACATTTTATTATGGTTTAACTGAATCACAAGTTGCTAATGCTAATCTAACAGCAAGCAGTTGGTGGTATCAGAATAAACTAATTCTAAAAGTTGAAATAGATTCCGCAATTCAAGCGATTACTTTTGCATCTGATATTTATTCAGCACAAGCTGCATTAAACAGAGCAACTTATATTTCTACTAACTCATCAATATTCTTCTAAATGTTAGATCCAAATACAGTAGTATCTCTAGCAGAAATTTCACAGTATTTGTGGAACGATGCTATACCCAAACAAAATCAGTTCTTTAACGGAACTATTGACCCTCGTAAAGCTCAACAACTTTACATTGAGAGAGCTGCATTGCAATATGGCATTGAACAAGGATTAAGTGGACTTCCGGGTGTATCTAATTATGTTTATGCTCTTTGCGGTGCTCAATTACAAATTGCAAATCAAATATTAGGTACTGGAAATAATGGTGGTGGCGTTATCCCCGGTGGAGGTGGAAACTTTAGTGTTTATGAATATACAACAAATGCTGTATTAGGTTCTGTTACGGTATATTTCCCAGAAGCTGTTGGTAAAAGATGTGTTAATGCTTTCAGACAGGGTAATAACATTGGAACTATTCTAACATCGGGTGTACCAACAGGTAACCAAGTTGTTTGGAATAAAGATGCAGCAAGTTTGACTGTATCAGCGGATGTAGCATTTTATAATCAGGAATTCGTACGCGTAGTCGTGCAACAATAATATTATATATGAAGCAAATTGAAGGATTTGAAAATTATTTAATTAGCTTAGATGGGAAGGTTTTTAGTCTAAAGACTATGTCTTTTTTGAAATTAAAAAAAAGTATAAAACATGGGTATTTTAGAGCGGAATTATATAATAAAAATTTAAATAAAACTAAAAAAAGTAAAATTTTTTCAGTTCATAGATTAGTAGCTAATGCATATTTGCCTAATCCTGAAAATAAGCCTACTATTAATCATATTGATGGGAATAAAGAAAATAATTGTTTATTAAATTTAGAATGGAATACTTCATCCGAAAATAGAAATCATGCAATAAGAACTGGATTAGTCAAGATAACAGATAAAAGAAGAAAAATGGGACAAGATTTGCTAATGACAAGAAGAAAAATTGTTTTAAATTCAGAAAATGGAATTTTCTACCAATCTTGCACTGAAGCAGCACAAATTCATGGGATATGTCATCAATACATGAGTGATATGTTAAATGGTAAGGTAAAAAATAATACAAACTTTAAATACGTTTAAAATTGGCAATTCAATCACTCATAACAGGTCAATTCCAATTAAGGAAAGAAACTGGTCTTTTAGTTGCCGTTGATGGTATTGTATTTGCAACTAGTGGTTTTCTTAGTACTAATGGAACTTCAGGTACTAGTGGTACTAGTGGGACATCTGGTTCTACTGGGACTAGCGGTTCTTCTGGATCTACAGGTACAAGCGGAACATCTGGGACTAGTGCAACTGATGGTACATCTGGTTCTACTGGAACAAGTGGGACATCTGGTTCTACTGGGACAAGTGGAACAACTGGTACAAGTGGGACTTCTGGAACTACAGGAACAAGCGGAACCACAGGAACAAGTGGTACAACTGGCACAAGCGGAACCACAGGAACAAGTGGTACAAGTGGTTATTCAGATAAATATAAAACATCTTCTACAACAGAATTTACATTAGGCAATGCTGGGACTATTATTGTAGATATAAATTTAGCTTATACATTAGCCCAATCAATTGTAATTGCACATAACTTAAACAACTATCAAGAATCTTTAGTTGATACATATGATGCTAATACAGGTGAGTTAACTTTTACATTTCCAACATTTACAGTAGGCGCAGGAACATATTCTAGCTGGACTGTGAATATAAATGGGGCAACAGGTAGCTCTGGTACTTCAGGTACAACGGGTACTTCTGGGACAAGCGGTTCAACAGGTACAAGTGGTACAACGGGTACTTCTGGTACAACTGGGACAAGCGGAACTAGTGGAACTGATGGTACTTCTGCAACATCTGGTACTGATGGTACTTCAGGGACAACAGGTACATCGGGAACAACCGGAACTAGTGGTACTTCAGGAACAACGGGAACATCTGGTTCAACAGGTACTTCTGGTACAAGCGGTTCTACAGGCACATCTGGTACAGCAGGTTCTAGTGGCACAAGTGGTACTACGGGTACTTCAGGAACTACTGGTTCAAGTGGAACAACAGGCACATCTGGAACTACCGGTACTTCAGGTACTAGTGGTATTTCAGGAACAAGTGCATTTAATTCAGACAATTATACAGCAACAGCAGGACAAACAACATTTAGCGTTACCTATGGTTATCAAATAGGAATGATAATG